AATCGTGGCAGCTACCATAAATGCAACTATAAAAAGTGAAACTGCAAATAGCTATGTCACATTGACAGAAGCTAATAGTTATTTTGAAACAGTTCCAGATTCTTCTACTTGGACTAATAAAACAGATGATCAGAAAAACAGATCATTAATAGCTGCTACAAGATGGATTGATACTTTTGTATTTCAAGGTGATAGATGTGACGAAAATCAGGCATTAAAATTTCCAAGAACAAATTATCAAGTAGACAGAGTTGAACTGTCCTGTAGTACTATTCCAAATAATATTAAATATGCACAGTATGAACTAGCTAGAGCTTTGGCAAATGATACAGATGCGATGACAGGTAACACAGGCACAGATGGTAACTTTTCTGAAGTAAAACTAGGGGATATAGAGGTTAAGTACAATACCGCAAGTCAGGGAACAGGATCAGTAAATAATATTTTAGATGTTTACCCTTGGTTACAAAGTTATCTTGGAGCATATATGCTAGGTGGAGCAGGAACTTTTCAGATGAGGGTAGTTAGAGGATAATGGCAGGACAACTAGACACAGCATTAAAAAAGATAGCCAAACAGGTAGTATCTCAACTTGGGAACTCATTAGACTCATCAATTATTTACACACGGAAGGGTGTATCTAGTTACAACAGTGATACAGGAGAATATATAACTATAGATACAAATTACACAATCAAAGTACCTATAGAATTTATACAATCTACTGAAGAATCTGGGTTTCAAGAAAATGTTGCGAGACTCTACATAACTCCAGACTTGATAGGTGACAATCAACCTCTACTCCAAGACGAGATAACTCTTACATTTTCTGGATCGACAAGAGGAGCTAAAATAACAGACATTCGTACACTAAAAGGCGGGCAAGAATATTTGTTCCGTGTTGATGTAATTTTCTAATGACTTTAGTAAAAGCAAGAGCAGCATTTGAAACTGCAATCAAGGATGCTGTAAGTGACGGTGATCCAACTGTAACTGTTGTCTTTGACAACACTCCTTTTGCAAAACCAGGTAAAAACAAAAAATACATAATGGTTAACTTGGATTTTACACAATCCACTACCCAACCACAGGGTGAAGCAAAATCTTATTACGCAGGAACCATAAGATGTGCAGTTATGACTCCATCTAATAAAGGAACTGCTGCTGCTTCTGCTGTGTCTGAGTTACTTATAACGGGTCTTACTTCAGTAAATAAATCAACTTACACCGATACTTTTTCCGTATCTCCCAGAGTCAATCAGATAAGCGGTCCAACATCTGTTGTAACTGACAACCAGAGTCATTTTATGAGTGTTGTAAACTGCAACTTTACTGCCAATGCCTAAAGATATAAAACATCTGGTAAAAGATATTGAAGATATAGTAATACAGGGTAAAGCAAATGCAGCAGCTAACATACAATTCTCTCTTCAGTATCGAAGTCCTTACTGGACAGGAACATTTAACGCTGCCTGGAAAGTACAGAAGGGCAGACCTGTAGACCCTGTAAAACCAAGAAAAGAAAATAAAGGCTACAGAAGTGGAATACGAGCACCAGAAAGAGGACCAATAATCAAAACATCTTTATCCGAAGCCTTATATGTAGGCAACGAAACTGAATACGCTGGATTCGTAATAAATAGAATGAGAAGTTTAGAAACAGCAGGATTAACCAGCGATCAGATATTCGGCAACAATTCACAAGGAAATCCTCGTGGTGTAGCACCTATTGAATTTTATGAAGATTTATTTGCTATAAATGCAGATACAAGTCCAATACCAAATAGTCCTGAGTGGTATTACTATTACATAGCAACTGAAGAACTTACAAAAGACATAGATCAGGGATTCACAGCCCAAGGATTAAAGTATGTACCAGGCTAAAGACACATATTAGACTTTAAGTTATACTACAGAAATAGATACATCTTTTTATGTCAACGACAAGAGCAATCGACAAACTAAAGGAAGCCTTTAGTGTCCAAGAACGTAGTAGTTACTCTATGTTTAAGGGGGAAAAACTAATACTAAAGATATTTTGGTCGCCTCTTACGATAGCTGACAGAGATACTATAAACAGTACATTAATAGCTATGAACAAAGGTCAAGACGAAGGAAGTCTAGACTTTGCATTACAGGTTATTGTTACAAAAGCCGAAGATGAATCAGGTGCAAAGATGTTTACGGCAGGAGATCTACCAGCATTAAGAAGAGAAATACCGATGGCAGTGCTGATTGATCTTATGACCAAGATGCAAAGTATGGGCGAGGAGGAAAGCCCCGATGCCGTAAAAAGCGAAGATTAAAGAAGATAACTTTATATATTTACAGTTTTTTATAGCCGAAAAACTAGGCTACACATTGAAAGAGCTAAGAGAGAGAATGTCCACAAAAGAGCTATACGGCTGGAACGCTTACTTTACACTTAAGTCTGAAAGGGAAGAAGAAGCCTACGAAAAAGCAAAAAGACAAGCCCAAGTTCGTAAAGTACGCTAAACTTCTAATATCCGTGTATTCTGCAAAAATCAGTGGCATCCGAATATAGCGTAAATATAAGACTGAATACAGCACAGGTAAGAAAAGACCTTCAAGATATAAAAAAAGATATAGATAAACTCGGCAAAATAAATTTAGGAACTAATCAGAAAACACAAAGAACAGAAGCCCAGATAACAAAGAGTAAACTCGCGCAGCGAGTAGCAATGGCGGAGACTAGAAGAGTCGGTGATCTAGTACAAAAGGCAGCAGACCAAGGATTAAAAGTAGCAAGAGCTAGAGAAGCAGTAGATAAATCATCTTTACTTAACTCTAGAAAAGAATTTAAAGAGTCTAAAGCAGTTTTAAAACTAGCTCTTGATGAATTGAGAATACAGAAAGCGATAAGTAAAGAAAAAGCACAACAGGCATCTTTCACTGCTAAGACTGCTAAATCTTTACCAAGATCAGGTCCAGTATCTTCATTAACTTCATTAGGTAGAGGCACACCTTTAGGTCTTAGTGGTGTACAGGCTTTTCCCCAAACAAGAGATTTGGGTATGTTTGGTCCGAAGCTACCCTTTATAGGACAAACTACAGGCTTTGGTCGTTCAAGTCTTAGAGGCAATAGATTTCAATTCGGCTCTCAAGCACAGATAGAATTTTCTGGCAGAGGCATGGGTCGTGTACCCATAGGTGGTAGATCAGATTTAGTAGGTTCTCCAGCAAACTTACTTCGTGTGGGTCGAGAAAACGCAATGCCTATAGGCGGTTTTAGCTTTATGCCTGACTCTCCTAAAGGTAAGAAGTTTTTAGCTGACCAACAGGCAAAGCAACAAAAACTTGATGAACTTTCTTTGCAGCGAAAGTTAGGTCAGATGGAAGAAAGATCAGCAAAGTCTAGAAAAGAAGCAAGATTAGAAAGAAAAAGATCACTAAGTTTAGGAAAAGATATTGTAAGACTAAAAATTAGAGAGGTAGATTTAGATTCTAAGGCTTTAGCTTCAAGAGTCGGGCAAGGAAGAGGCGAAAGTATGCCATTGAACTTTTTTGGTAGAGGGCAAAATGCTGTACTAATGCCAGGTAAAAAAGGCAGCTTCTCTAGGGAAGGATTCGGAAGAGTGCTTCGAGCCAATAGAGGACCAGCATTACAAAGTGCTGCGATAAGTGGTGCATTTCCTCTGCTATTTGGTCAAGGTCCGTTAGCTGCTGCTGGTGGTGCAATAGGTGGTGGTCTTGGCGGAGGTTTTGGTGGTCAGATGGGAGGCTTTGCAGGAGGTCTAATTGGAACGGCTGTAGTATCTGGCATACAAAATGCTGTGGCTGGAGTTGCAGAATTAGGTAAAGCCTTTAACTCTGTAACACCAAACATTGAGGCTTTAACAGGAGCACTAGGTATAGCTGGAACAGAAGAAGAAAAACGACTTCAGTTAATACAAAAACAGCAAGGGGCACAGGCAGCTTTGAGTCAAGTAACTCAAAAAATGAATGAACTTATAGGAGAAAATGGAGTCAAAGAGTTAAAACAGTTTGGAGATAATGCACGATTACTAGGTAACGCATTTGCTGAAGCTATGACTAAAATGCGAGCAGCTATAGCACCGCTTCTTAATATACTTGCAAAACCATTTACAGGGCAACTAAATAGAAAAGAACAAGAGAGATTAGCTGGAGTTGGAGGAGCAGCAACCGATGAAACTTTATTAGATTTAGAAGAACAATTAGGGGGAATAAAATCTACTAAGCAAAATAGAGCAAAACGAAACAGAATAAAAGCACGAATAGCGGATAGAAAAGAAGAACTTACATTATTTGGGCAGTCTATAGAAAGAGCGAATAACCTACGATTGATAGAAAATGATCTAGTTAGAAAAAACAGACAGAAAAATGAGTTACTGCAAGCAACGATAGACGGAAATAAGGAACAAGTTCAGCTATCTCAGGATATAGCTGCTGAAGTACAGAGAAGATTAGACGCTGGATTTGCAATAATTGAGATAGATATAAAAGATATAGAAAATCAAGTAAAGAAAACAAAAGAACTTGAAAAACAAGCTGCTATAGCGGAGATGATAGAACAGTCATTTAAAGACATGGTAGGAACTATAGCAACTGATCTATCAGATGGAATTAAAGGACTTATCCGTGGAACGTCAACTTTAAATGAAGTTATGAATAATGTGCTAGATAAAATGATAGATGCTGCATTTAACATGGCTTTCTTTGGTAATGCAGGAGGACAGTTGACTAAGGGATTAGGTTTGTTTGGAAATTTATTTGGAGGTTTCTTATCTACAGGTGGTCCAGCAAGAGCAGGAAAGTCTTATATTGTAGGAGAAAAAGGCCCAGAACTGTTTACTCCAGGTGTTAGTGGAATGGTATCTCCAAATAGTGCTTTAGGAGGATCAACGAACATAGTTGTAAACGTGGATGCTTCTGGTTCTTCTGTTCAAGGTGACGAACAGCAAGGTAGAGAACTTGGTCGTATAATATCAGTTGCAGTACAATCTGAAATAATACAACAACAAAGGCCAGGAGGATTACTCGCGTAGTGGCTACTTTTCCCTCAATCACCCCAACATACGGACAACAAAAAAGATCCGCACCATTAACCAGAACAGTTCGTTTTGCTGATGGTTATGAGCATAGAATATTATTTGGATTGGCTCAACATCAAAATCCGAAAATATTTAATCTTAAATTTGAAGTATCAGAAACAGATGCAGATACGATAGAAACATTTTTAGATGCAAGAGCAAATGATAGTGCCAGCTTTGATTTTACCCCACCAGGAGAAGCTAGTTCATCTAAATTTGTCTGCGAGTCATGGTCTAAATCAATTCCATATTTAAACAGAGCAACAATACAAGCAACATTTAGAGAGGTATTTGAACCATGAGTACTGATCCTGTATTTAGTGAAGTTCAAAAGATAAATCCCTCTGCAATTATTGAACTTTTTACACTACAGCTAGACAATTCTTTACATGGTGCAAATACAATTTATAGATTTCATTCTGGAAGCAACTTAAATGCAAACGGAGAGATAGTTTGGGCTGGTAATTCTTATCAAAGATTTCCTATAGAAGCCACAGGTTTTGCATATCAACGAGGCCAGATACCAAGACCAAAACTCGTTATTAGTAATGCGTTGGGAACTATATCAGCTATTTTATTACTTGTTAATCAGACAACAACTGGTAATGATTTAACAGGTGCTACCTTCACTAGAATAAGAACAATGGCAAGATTTATTGACGCTGCAAATTTTAGTGGCGGTAGTAATCCTTTAGGAACACCTGATCCTACAGCAGAGTTTAAACGTCAGATATTTATAGTTGATAGAAAGTCAGCAGAAAACAGAAATACTGTAGAGTTTGAATTAGCAGGAGCTATTGATATGGCTGGAGTTAGAGCACCCAAACGTCAATGCACCCGTGCATTATTCCCTAGCATTGGTACGTTCACACAATGAGCTGGAAGGATGACGCATTGGTTCATGCGAAAAACCAAGATCCTAAAGAAGCTGTAGGACTTTTACTAAATATTAGAGGTAAACAAAGATATTATCCATGTGAAAATTTAGCTATAACAAATCATCAAGAGTTTATTTTAAATCCAGAAGATTATGTAAAGGCAGATAATTTAGGAGATATTATTGCTGTTGTTCATAGTCACCCAACTACCCCACCAATACCAAGTCAAGCTGATCGTATAAGTTGTGAACATAGTAAATTGCCGTGGCATATTGTTAACCCTAAAACAGAAGAGTGGGGTGAATGTAAGCCAGAAGGCTACGTTCCAGATTTACTAGGCAGACCATGGGTTTGGGGTATAACTGATTGTTGGAGTTTAGTTGTTGATTGGTATAAGCAGGAAAAAGGTATAGAACTAAAAGACTATGCAAGAACTATGACACCACAGGAGTTTTTAGAAGATCCTTTGTTTGAAGATTATGCCTGGCGAACAGGTTTTAGAGAACTTAGATCAGACGAACCATGTGAAGAAGGAGATGTATTATTGATGTCAATAATGCACCCAACTTTAAATCATGTAGCTATTTTTCTTGGAGATATGGTTTTACACCATTTAGCAGATAGACT